GTGCTCAACGGTGGCGGCAAGAGCGCGGGGGGTGTGACTATCATCAACACCATCGATCCGGGCGAGGTGACCAGTATTGGGCTCGGCACACCTGCCGGCCAGCGCGCAGTCGTCAACGCCATTGCCGCCAACCGCGGCACCATCAAGAAGGCGCTCGCATGAGTGCCTCCCAGGTGACCCCATGACCCCCTTTATCCCATGGGAAAATTTCCCATCTGCACCTGCTGCGGCCATCTTGCCTTGGGCGCCAGACTGGGCCGATGGCGTGCAGGAGGCCCTGTCATGGAAGATGGGTAGCGTCATGTCCAAGAGTGGTGTCGAGGACCGGCGCAGCGTTCGGCGTGACCCGCGCCAGCGAATCGAGTTCTCAACACTGGTCGAACCTGATGACGTTCCACTCCTGCAGTCCCTCCTGCTGGGCTGGGGAGCACAGACGTGGGCGGTACCTCTGTGGTACGGGCAGTGCCGCCTGAGTGCTGTAGCGCTGGCCGGAGACAACGTGCTGGCAGTTGGGGGTGGGACTGCCTCACTGTTTCAGGTGGGCAACTGGGCGCTGGTGTGGTCCGACTCACGCACGATGGGGTACGCACAGGTGTTGTCTTTTGACGACACTTCAGTGACTCTCGCCACTGATCTCGTGGGAAATTTTCCCATTGGGGCTAAGGTGGTCCCCCTGCAATTCATGACCCTGCAAGCCTCGCAGTCATTCTCCCCGCTGACGAGTGGGGTCACCAAGATCTCGTGGATCTTCGAGCAGGTGCCCGGCTACACCCCTGCGCTGGCCGTGGCGCTTGCCTCCTTGTGGACGGAGACCTTCCCGACCGGCGCCAGCCCGGCCGAGCCCCGCAACCACTTCTTCGCGTTCCCTCACAACTGGGCGGGTTCCCCTGAGATCACGGTGACCACGCTGGCCGATGCGCATGACCCTGATGTGGGTGTGCTGTCCCGCCGGCTGGCGGTCGACCGCACGAGCCCGATGTGGGCCGTCGATACCCTGCTGGACACCCGCGCCGCTACGGCAGCCCTGCGCAACTTCCTGTCGGCCCACCGAGGCCCCACCGTGAGCTTCTGGGCGCCCAGCCCAATGCGAGACTTGGGTCTGGCCGGCGACATCACCGGGGGGGTGCTCCCGGTGATCAACAACGCGCAGCACCTGGTTCCGCCGCAACTGCGCACGGGTGTTGAGTTGACCTATCCGGGCGGGCAGGTTCGTGAGTTGGTTGCCGCGGTGGCCCCTACGACGGTGACGCTGTCGGCTGATCCGTTGAACCAAACGCCGCAGATCAGCGAGTATTTCTCAGCAGGACTCGCCGGCTACACACCCGGTGGCGTGCCGACTGGAGTTTTTAGCGTCACTGCGGGCGAGTTGACGATTGACTCGGCCACTACGATCAGCGACATCGCACGGGTATTTTCCCCTATTGCGATGGTGGGGTTCACCTGTGAGTTTCGGATCAATTCGGCCGAACTAGATGATGGTGGGGCAATCGCCGTGGCTGATTCATCGGGCACGGCGGGGTTCGCCATTAATCCAATTCGAGAAACAGCCATTGACTCGACACGAACCCCATGGGTCTACTTCGGCCTGACAACTACGGGCGGGCATACCACCAGAATCGGCAATTCTGTGCTCCCTTTGGGGGTGTGGCACACCGTGCGCCTTTATGATGACTCGGGGAACATGCGGGTATCGATCACCAATCAAGAAACTCTTGAGGTGCGTGACGATATCGTTGGGGCAGTCGGCCTGGCTGCGGTTGACCGCGTTCGGTTTGTGACAGATGGCACACCCTTTTCCCCAACATCGTCGGTCTCGTACAGAAACGTGAGCGCGCTCGGCACGGCGGCAGTCCTGCCAGACGTGCCTGCGGGCAACGTAAACCGATCTCGCTGGGTGAGCCGCGCTCGGCTGGCTGTCGAGACCGTGACGATCCAGCACTTGACCGACCAAGTTGCCACGGTGCGCCTACCTGTGGTGGCTGTGTACAACGGTGACACACCCCCCTCGGTCACAGGTCCAGCCTGACCTACACTTTGGCCCACCATGCCCTACCCAGACGCAGATATTGACACCATCGAGCTGTTCACGTTCACCGTGCCGGGCACCGTGCTGGTGTGGCGCTACTCAACGCACACCGCTTCCGTCACATTCGGCTCGAACGCCTACATCCCCGAGGCCATCTCTCGCTCCAATGTCACGAGAACCATCAACCAGCCCAGCGGCGACTTGACGATCGACGTTGGTGACGAGAACGAGTTTGCGCTGAAGATGTTCGATGGGCTCACCAGCCGCCCAATCGAGGTGCTGGTTCAGCAGTGGCAGTTCGGTGCAAGCACGGCCCGAACCATCTTCACCGGGTTGACCTCGGGGGTGAGCTTCGACGGACCCAAAGCCACCATCAGCTGTGTGCCGCGCTATGCGGTGGCCAGTCGGCGCAAGGTGCCATGGCAGACCTTCCAGGCCGGCTGCAACTGGCAGTTGTTCTCGGCAGGCTGCACTTTGGACAAGGCGTCATTCGTGAGCGGCCCCTATGCTCTGGCAAGTGGCGCGTGGTCAGGGGCCGAGGTGACGATCACCGGCACGCACGCCGACGGTGACCTGAGCAACGGGTGGATCGAGCGCGTGGCGGACGGCGATCGGCGTTTCATTGAGCAGAACGTCGGGGCAGTGCTCACGCTGCAAAGCCAGTTCCCCGCGGTGACCAACGGTGAGTCGTGGCTGGTCTACCCCGGCTGCAGGCGCACTGAGACCGAATGCGCCGGGCGCTACAACAACCTCGCGCACTTCCTGGGCTGGTCGCGCCTGCCTGCGATCAATCCGTTCTCGCGCGGGGCCTTCTACCTGCAGGGGGCTGCTACTGCCACCCCGCCTTCCGGGACGACCGCTGACCTCGGGGGAGGCTATTCGCTGGACTTGAGCCCAGCGAAGTCGCGCATCTTCATCGGCAGCAACTACGGCAATGTCGGCCCGGTCACGGTCGGTCTGAGGTTTGGTATGGCGGGCTCGTGCGGGATGTTGCTGGGCACATCGGGAGCCATCTCCTCACCATTCGCCGGCCGGTACATCAGCCCACGGCCTTGCCCACCCACTGTTACATCGGGGCTTGAGATCGAGTTGACCCTAGGGTCTCTCACCAGTTCATCTGGCGATGTGACGGCAGCAAGTGGGGTCGGGTTTGGCTCGTGGGTGCCGCTGACCAGTGACGTTACCGGGACCATGTCCGCAACAGCGGGCCAAGCTGCAAACCCCAGCGGTGGGGCGAGAGCGACGGTCGGGGCGATTTACAACGTGCACGTTCGCATTCGTCGCGCCAGCACGGGGATCGTGCTGGCCGAGGGTGACCTGAGCGTCGGCTTCTCGGCCAGCGTCGGGGCCGCATCAAGCAGTTCTGGCGGCGGGCTACCTGGGGGATGGTGAGCCATGTTTGAGTTCTTCGTACAAATTGCGTGGGCGTACCTGTTCGCCACGGCAAGTCGGGTGTTCGCCAAGGACAACAGCCCGCCGGCACCAGAAGCCGCGACGGTGGGCGACATCAACGTGCCTGCGATCAACGAGGGGCAGACCGTGCCAATCTTCGCTGGCACGGTGAAGATGGACGGGCAGAATGTCTCGTGGTTTGGGGGCCTGGGTAACACTGCGATCACGCAGTCGGGTGTTGTCACCGGCTACCGCTACAGCCTGACCGTGCAGTTGACGTTCGCTTTCGGCCCCATTGACGGTGTCAAGGAGATTCGGTTTGATGACAACGCTGTTCCAGTTGCCAACTACTCAATCTCAGACGGCGGAGACTACTTCGACCTGACAATCAAGGCCGCCGAGCTATTCGGCGGCGACGAGAAAGAGGGCGGCGTGCAGGGGCGCATGCGCCTGTACAAGGGCACCGCTACGCAGACCCGCGATATCGAGGTCAATACCCTCATCGGCACGGAAACCCCCAGCTACCGACAGGTTTGCTACGCCGTGGCCCGGAACTTCTATTGGGGCACGAGCCCACGCCTACCTGCGTTTGCACCCGTGCTGCAGCGCTGGCCCAATACGCTCGGCCTGACCGCCAACAAACATCGCATCGGTGACGATGACTGCAATCCGGTGTCGTTCCTGCACGAGATCATGGTCAACGAGGTCTGGGGCGCAGGGGAGCCGACCGATCGATTTGATGCTGCCGCATGGATTGCGGCAGCCGAGACAGTACATGGGGAAGGGCTTGGCGTCAGCATGCGACTAGCCACGGGGGACACGGTCGAAACCCTCACCAGTGCGCTGCTCAAGTACATCGACGGCACGATCTACGAAGACCCGGTGACCGGCAAGTACACCCTCCTGCTGGTGCGTGACTCGGCCACCTCACCCCCAACCTTCACGAGCACCGAGGTGGCGAAGGTGTCGGTGAGCAGGATCAGTTGGACCGAGGTGCGAAACACCGTCAAGGTGACCTACACCGACCGCGAGCGCAACTATGAGACCGGCGGCGTGCAGGCCCAGCAGTCGGCGGCGCTCGCCAGCATTGGGAACATCACCGACCTGGAGACCCTTGACCTGCCGGGCTTCATGTCGCCAGCACCTGCGGTCACTGCAGCCACACGTGCCCTCAAGTCGGTGAGCTACCCATTGAGCAAGGTGATCGTGACCGGTCGCCCGGCGCTCGGTGCGCTTCGCCCAGGGCAAGCGTTCCGGCTCGTGTGGACTCGGCCGACGATCAACGCGACCTACCGCGTCACCAAGGTCGACTACGGGTCGCTGACCGATCCTACGGTGGTGATCGAGGCGATGGAGGACGTATTCTCGACGGACTCCAATAGCTTTACCTCACCGCCGAGCACGGGGTGGGACGGCTCGGGCTTCCGCGCCCTACCTGCGACCGAGATGCTGGTGTTCGAGCGCCCGTATGCATGGTCGCGGTCGGACGTGCCCGCGCTGACCCTGGCGGTCAAGGCTCCCAATTCCGGGCACACCACGTGGCGCTCGGTTGTCGACGGCACCTATAGCGATACCGCAAGGTCGTTCTCGGCTACGGGGGTGACCACTGCGCCGATCCCCCAGTGGTCTGGCGCCACGCTGTCCATCGCAGCAACCATCCCCCTGCCGTCGGGGTACCTTGACCCGAACGCAGCGCAATTTGATGCTGGTCTTGGCTTGATCCGCATCGACTCCGAGCTGCTGGCCTACCGCAGCACGACGATCAACGGGGACGGCACGGTCACATTCGTTGGATGCGTGCGCGGCTCGCTCGACACCGTGCCCGCCGGCCACCCATCAAACGCACAGGTCTGGCTGCTGACTGGCGGCGCGCCGGAGCTACTCACCGCAGCGGATGGGACGGCCCACGCGCTCGGGGCGTTGACCAGCACGCTGACCGACGCTCAACTGCCGGGTGACGAGAACAGCCAGGGGCTGACCGTTGCCAGCCGTGCGCTGCGCCCCATGGCGCCAGGTGCCGTGACCCTAGGCGGCTCTCTGTTCGCCACCTCATGGCAAGCCACTGGGGCGGAGTTGCCCCTATCGGTTGCGTGGGCCACTCGTTCTCGGCTGGCGCTCGGCATCGTGGCGCAGGACGAGGGCGACCTCGGGGCGGAGTCAGGCACAACCTACACCGTGCGCACCATCGATGCTGTGACCGGGACTGTGCTGGACACCCAGTCCGGGCTGACGGGGACCAGTGCAACGATCACCGCCGTGCCGAGCACGGTAGCCATGCTGGTTGAGGTTGAGGCAGTGCGAGCGGGCCGGGCTAGCCACCAGCCGCAGCGCATCTCGTTGCTCGTGCACCTGCCGGCACTGGCCCTAGAATCTGGCGACCGCCTCCTGCTGGAGTCGGGTGACCGCGTGACATTGGAGTGACCCTGTGGCAGATACCAAACTTTCAGCGCTCACCGCAGCTGCAACGCTCACTGGAACAGAGCTTGTTTACGCGGTGCAGGGTGGGGCGAGCGTCAAGACCACCACGCAAGACATTGCGGATCTGGCGAGCGTCGCCCCTGTGGTGATGACACCGATCACGGTGACCTACGGCGCCAGCACGACCATCGATGTGACCGGGGCAGCCGACAGCCGGGCGCACCGTATGACCCTCACCGGCGCGCTCACGCTCAACTTCACTGGCGCGGCAGATGGGCAGAAGGTGTGGGTCGAGTTGATCCAAGACGGCACTGGGTCGAGAGTGGTCACCCTCGGCACCAGCGTGGCCTACGGCACGACGATCCCCTCGTTCGTGGCCACCACCACTGCCTCCAAGAAAGACATCCTGGGCTTCGTCTACTCGTCGTCCGCCAGTAAGTACTTACTGGTCGGTGTGGCCAAGGGGTTCTGATGGCCGCGCATCGATACTGGCGATTTTATGTCACTGCCCCCGGCAACATGGGCTACGTGGCTGCCATCGAGATCGAGTTGTTCGATCAGGATCTTGCCAAATTACCGTTGACTGGGGCGGCCTTTTCATCCCCATCAAACTACCCCGACTGGGTAGCAGCCAACGCATTCAATGGCGACTTCGCAGGCTCAAGCATCGGGTGGGCCAACAATGGGAATCTTCCCGGCGTGCCGGCGTGGATCAAGGTCGACGCAGGTTCCGGGAACGCCTATGACGTGTCGGCTTTTTCTTGGACAAGCCGCGCATCACTCCCCGACCAAGGGCCGAAGGATTTCAGTCTCCAATACAGCGACGATGACTCGGCGTGGACCACACTGCTGACGTTCAGTGGCGAGACTTGGACAAGCACGAGCGAGACTCGGGTCTACCCGCTCGGGACAGTCATCCCATCGGGTGCCCCTCAGTTCGCCATGCTGACGTTGTTCTGATCCATCCCCCCGAATCGAGCGGGATGGCGCGATGAGCGAGAATGTTGCACTTTCAGAAGGGGTTGAACTCATGGGCTCGCGCACTGGCTGGGGTGACTTGGATGACGAGGTGGTGCGCGCAGCGATCCGAGAGGACGCGGTGCAGGTCATCAAGGGGGTCATTGCCGACCGAGATGTGATGCGTGCGTTTTGGGGAGGCGCCATCGATGCCGCCCAGGAGCGCGCAGCAATGGGCACCGGCAAGTTGGCGCTGGGGGCGCTCGGGACGCTTCTGCGCAAGGGCGCCATGATGGCTGGGGTGGGGGCGCTGCTCTACTACTTCGGAGGATGGGCGGCGCTGGTCGCCTTCATCAAGGGTGGGCACTGAGCTATGCTCCACGCATGAACGCCTTCCGTCGCGGTGACTGAACTATGATTCGGTGATGCATACCCCTGAAATTGGCGGGCAACCGGCTCGCGCCACCCTCACAATGGTTCGCGGTGACCAATGGGCGCGGACACTGACGCTGCGCTCAGGCACGTCGCCATATGACCTGACGGGCTGCACGCTCACCTCCAGCATCGTGCGAACCCTCGGTGGGTCACGACTGGCGGAGCCGGTCACCTCGGTTGTCAGCCCAACTGCAGGAACGGTGTCGATCGACATTACCGAGTCCATCAGCCTCGGGCTCACCGCAGGGGTGTTCGACGCAGACCCAAATGGGCAATACTGGTTGGTTCTGCGTATGGTCGATGCCAGTGCGCAGACTCGAACGCTACTGCAGGCCCGCATGCAGATCCTGGCGGGGGACTGATGGAACTCGCCATCACCGGTGACACCGCCCCCGACATCGGGATCACTGCCGAGCCCATCGTGCTTGATGTGGCAGTGCTCGCAAATGTGGTCGAGGTGCTGGTAGCGTCGACCACGGTGCAGGTCCTATCTGGCGGTGTGACGGTAGTCCAAGTTCCCGGCGAGAGGGGCCCTGCGGGGGCAGGGGGTGGCCTGACTCCGACGATGCAACTGGACTTGGCAGGCAGTCGGTTCTGGTACCTGCTCTACGTCGACCACATCTCGCGCATTGACAACGCTGCGAGCCCATCTGTCGCCCAGCGTGCGAACAGCACGGACTGGGCCGGACGCTCGGGACTGACCTACATCTGACCTATGGCCACCATCACCACCCTCAAGTCCGGCGACTACACCGACTCCACGGTTTGGAGCACTGGCACCGTCCCCGTCGATGGCGACAAGGTGACGATTTCCAAGCTCGGCACGGCCACGGCTCGCGTCACGTCGAGCGCCATCGGCGCCGGCTCCGGCAACGTCCCTGTGACGGCCGGCACTGGCACTGGCCTGATTGGTGAGGTGATCGAATTCGACAGCCGGCCGGGCGAATACTACGAACTCACCACCGGATTCACGGCCAGCGCTGGCACTGCTGTGGTGACCCCTGCCCTGGCCGGCGCCATTGCCTCGGGCGAAACGCTGCGCAACCGTGGGCACAAGGTCAAGCTGCTGGGCACTCGGGTGGCTGGTGACGACACGGCCGCAGGTTTCACCGTCAGCGGCGTTTTGTATTGGGACCGGGCGGCGAATTCGAGCCTACAGGTCAAGGGCACGTACACGGTTAGCGCGACGGGCACCGAGGATCGAGGCACGGAAATTGCCCCGCTCGCAGCAGTCAATGCGGCGCTGCTGCTGAATTACTCGGCGGTGATGGCTATTGGCAAGTATGGCGCCACCTATGCCGCCGGTGCCAGGTGCAAGCACTACGGAAAGACGCGCACGCGCAAGACAACGACGACAGGGGCCTTGTCGTCTGGGACTACGTCATTCACTGTTGTGGATGCCACAGGGTGGGCTGATGGGGATTCTCTGCTTGTTTTCCCTACTGCAACAGGGGCTGCGGTCACAGTCCTAGAAGAGCGCACGATTGCCACGGGTGGCGTTAGCGGGAATACGATCACGATCACTGCTGGGCTTGCCAACAGCAAGTTGACAGGGGCATATGTTGCCAACTTGACTAGCAATGTCCTTACTGATGATCAAAGTGCATCGTTTGGATCATCAGGCATTACATACAGCGCGGGGGCCAGCGGGCGTCTTTACGACAAAGATTTGGTCAATTCGCAACTGACCAACCGCGTTCCAGATTTCCGGGTGACGTTCACTGCCTCTGCGGCCTCTGCGGCTGGGCAACCCTCCCAATGGCGCGCAAGAGGCTGCACGTTCATCGGGTACAGCACATTTCACACACTGAGCAAGGGCGGTGCTGGAACCGGCCCAAGCGAGTTGTATTCGTCCGTCGTGTACAACGGAAATGCATCATCAAACACCGCATACGCGTTGTTTGTACAGGGCGTCAAAATTGACCAGTGCGTAATTGCTTCTCGGCGAGCCAGGGCTGGCGAGTGGGGCATCAATTCAAACAACCCGACGCGCGCGGGCGATGTAACGAGCAGTCTGTTTTACTCGTGGAACGCTGGATCTCAGGTGGTAGGGTTGCGGTCCACGGTCGGCAAGTTTAATGACAACACGGTGATGGCCGGGGCAAGTACGGCGGTAGGCGGTCAGGGTGGGATCACGTTGGTTGCTCCCGGCATCATCGCGGTTGGGACCGATACGGCCCCGTTCGGGATGACGACAAACATTGCGTCTTTTTCATGGTCTGACCAAAACGGGTCAACCACGCTGCGGAATACGATTTTCGGAACAGCCATGGCGCCGACGTATGGCGCGACGCCTGGAAGTCGGGTGACCTCGCTATTTGGCTCATACTACGGCGGCGCATCCGGCAAGCACGAGATTTGGGATAACGAGGGTTACGCCTACGCCGACACCTCGACCCGCAATCGCGGCGATGCTGCCCTGAACGTTGGCAATCGCACCACGTCGCCATTCACCTACAGCTTCTCGCAGGCGATTGCCAACGGCGCCACCAAGCGCGTTGTGGGCTACCTGCGCCGCAACGCAACCTACGCGGCAGGATTGATGCCTAGCGTCACGCTGTCGATTCCTGGCGTCACCAGCGTGGTTAGCAGCGTCAGCGACACGGCCGACACATGGCTGCAGGTTGATCTGTCGATCACCAACACGACAGGAAGCACGCAAGAGGTCACGGTGACCATGAGCGCAAACGGCGCGGCCAATGCCAGCAGCTCGGCGTGGTTTGACGGCATCCCGATTTACCCGTTTGTGCAGGCTGTGCGCCACTATGGGTTCACCCCGGATGAGAGCAACCCGTTCCGAACTGTCGATTCATATACCGTATTGACTGAATCGGCTGCGCTGGCGCTGTCGGGGGTTTCGGTAAACCACACGACCGACACGATTACGGTTACCGCCGCTCGAACCATCGGCGAGATCTACGACTACTGCTGTGCGAATTGGGTGGCCAACATCGCCAGTACCTCGGGGCAGACCCGACACATCAGTAGCGATGGGGTGAGTTTCACCACGACCTACAGCGTGGTTGTGTCAGGGGGCGGATCGATCTCGGGCAAGTACACCGATGCATCGGGGGCCGTGGTGTCCGCAACCGTGGTCGGAATCGTGCCGGGCTCACGCATCTTGATCGTCCGCACCGATACCAATGCGGTGCTGTCCAACACGATCGTGGCCGGCACGACCCACAGCGTGAGCTTGGCGACGGCAGTCGCCGTGCCAGTGAGCGTGGTGGTTCGGAAGGCGTCAGCGCCGGTCTACTACCAAGAGTGGTCAACCGCAGGCACAATCACCCCCGCGTCCGGGTTCGCGGCAACTGCAAATCAACAGCCAGACTGAGGAAACCATGAGCATCAATACCGAATTCAGCGTCGACTCGTCGGGCAATGTCCGCCACGTCAGCGGAACCACTGTCTACAGCGTCCTGAACTTGCACGCCTGGCTGCAAGACCTCGCCGATAATGCTGCGAGTTCGGGCGACGATGATGTCAGTATCCTGACCGGCAACCCGTCAAAACTGGACGGCCCACGAGATGCGGCTGTGGCCAGCCGGCTCAACCTGATCCCAGCTTACAACATTGACACGACTGCGGCACAGTTCCTCAACTTTGGCTCGATCAAACAGGGTGGCGGCGACGTGCTGTACTCGGGGCTCAAGACCCTGGGCTCGATCGTTTCGGCCAGCCCGATGTACGTGGTGCAGAACGGCTCCAAGTTGACCAAGTTCTGGAGCGACGGGCACGTGCAGATCCTCGTGCTAGCCAAGACCGGGGGATCTCTGATCGACTCCGGCCTGGTGCGGGTCTACAGCCGCAAGTGGGGCCAGACCTACAGCGATTTTGAGTCTGACCTGTCAGCTGGTGGGGAGGCCCCTGCAGCCATCAGCACCGCGCTCGATAGCAACATCTCCATGAGTGAAGCCGGTGCGGGGGCACTGTCGAGCATGGTTGCTCTGACGGTGGCCGACACCACGCAAGACTTGGGTAACGGCAACGGCGGCAAGCTCTACAAGGGCACCATCACGCTATCGGGCGGATGCACGGTGGCGCAGGCATACCAGTACCTGCAGTACCTGACCCGCGAGAACAGCGTTGCCATGGTCAACGGGGTGGCGGGGTGGGCCTACCGGGCGCTCAACAGTGCCTACGTGCCCAACAGCGCCGCGCCATTTGGCACTTTCGCGGGCGGCAAGTTCTTCGTGGCCCAAGGCTGGTATCTTACGGGCGTGCTGGCCGGGGAGTCGCAGTCCTACCAGTTGATCGCACACGACGGAACGACTCAGGCGCCACCAGCAATCGTCAGCATCACCATCGGCAACCTCGTGTCTGGCGACAGAGTGCTGGTAGCGCGGGACAATGGGTCCGGTGGAATTCTCACCAGCGAATTCACCCTCAACGGAACACACTCGATCGGCGCAAGCACGGTGGTGGTCAATGAGGCCCTCACTGCTGACCACCCGCTTTCTGGGGTGATCCGACTTGAGGGCAAGCGATACGCATACAGCGCCTACAGTGCTGGCATCAAGACCTTCACCTTGTCCGGCACGCTGGCCGAGGCGCATGCCAGCGGATCGGCCGCCTTCGTCCCCTACCTGGACCTGGAGGCCACCGGGACGAGCGAGTCGGTTGGGTTCACCTTCGGCTCGACGTTCTTGGCCATCGCGCGGGTCCGCAACGGCACGGGAGGGTCGCCGATCGTCCCATTTGAAACCACCCTGAGCGTGACCGCCGCGGGTGCATCGGCCAATGCGGTGCGCAACAGCGACGTGTGACCCATGAGCTATTACGTCACCCCCTTCACTTTCGGGTTTCCGGGGTCGCGCGTGCTTGTCGATGTGGCCGTGACCGACGTGAGCGTGATTGACCTTTACGAGGCCATCAAAGATGCCCGTGCATCTGAGGAGGGGATTCTCTATGACGCAATCGCAGCGGGATCAGGGCTTGTCGACCTCGGCGGAGGAACTTCCGTCGGAATCACCGTCGCGCTCGTGGGGAGCTGGCAGGTTAAGTTCCCGGATGGCGAGTACATCGCCCGAGTCTCCCAAGGGAACCTTGTCGGCGGACCAGGGGGAGACCCCATTGCCTACAGCGCAGGAGTCCAGACCCTATTGATCCAGTCGGCAGCCAGCACGGTTGTCAACACCAGTGGTGGCGGGGTGCCAACTGCCAGTCAGGTCGCCAATGCCGTGCGCCTCCAGTCGATTCTCGGGGCGCAAACCCCTGGCACGATTGGCGCGGCCCTTCAGGAGACCTCGGCACGAGTTGCCGGGAGTCTCTAGCCCGCCAGCCCCCACACGCTCGTCACCACATACTGGCGGGCGTGCGCCAAGGTCTCCTCGGCCGTCGTGAGCGGGACAACATCAGGTTGCATGTCGGCAGGTACGTCACGCGAGTCGATCTCGCGCAGGTACATCTCGCCGGCCAGGGTGCGTTCATAGCGACCGTCCTCGTGCTCGATCGCAGCCGCGTGCTTGAGCAAGACGCTCATGGCGATCCGTGCCACGGTCAGGGACGTGTCGATCTGATGGGACACTTCGAACAAGTCGCGGGGCCGATCGAGCGCCAGTAGGGCGTGTTGCCACATTTTCATAGTTCGGACTCCTTGCGGTTTATGACCAGCTCTCGCTCGGTCGCTGCCCCCGTCGAAAGGTGCTTGCACCACTCGATCAGCTCATCCTGCATCCGAGCCCCGTTGTCCCCGAGTGCCCATCGGATACGCGACACGAGGTCGAGGGCTGCAGCATGCTGGTTGATGGCGTCGGCTCGGTCGGCTTTGAGTTGCGCTATCAGCTCGCCCACCTCGCAGCGGGCATCTACACCAGCCCGGTTGCGCTCTTCACTCGCTTTCTCTCGCTCGGTCTGAGCCAACTTGCGGGCGTGGCGCTCGCGTTCAAGAGCGGTTTCGGCCAATGACAACCGTTCGCGCAGGGCCTCAGAGCATCCGGCTGCTGTGCGTAGGGCGTCGCACTCTGCATCCAGTTCCCGAGCCACCCGCTCGCCCTCCTTTTCAAGCCCCGTGATGCACAGCTCCAACTCCCGGACTCGGGCGCGCAGCCGTTCAATCCCACGCTCTACTTTCCCATCCGCTTGTGACAGGGCCGCTAACTCGCCAGTCAGCCGATCGACCGCTATGCGCATGGTGTCGCGCTCTCCCGCAAACCGCAGCGAGTCGTCGAGCCAGCGGGACGCCTGCTTCTGCCACGAGTCCCGCTCTGCTTCCAGCACTGGGATGCGGAGCTGCCGCCATGCTGCGCCGACCTTGAAAGCCGCCCGGCAAGCAGCTTCGACGCTTCCGCCAAAATCGTCTGCCGTCTCCCACCAAGCCAGGAAGGCGTCGTTCATCAGTCCCCCTGTCGGCATTGCCAATGGGGCCGGCGAGGGCAGCTCGGCGGAACAAGCTGCGCACAATCTGGCGCGATCACACACCTCGCCACATTGGCCCACCTTCACTGGTGGCGCCACCGGAGTGGGGGCGGACGCCTCGACGGCCGCGAGAACCGTGCCCCCATGCACACATGCCGGGCTATCGCTGTTGATTTCTGCGACGGCCCTTGATAGGGCCTCGATCAACATGTTGACCCGCTTCACCGGAGCGGGGGCACTCACAGCACACCCCCCGGATGCTCATGCACAACTGCCTCGGGGGCCTTGACGGCCTCCGGCGGCGCCGGGATGAACTTGCCGACACAGTTGTGCGCGCCGATGCTGTAGTCCGTGCTGGCCCCGCCAAACGGAACAGGGGTAAGTGCTCGCAGGCACCGGCCTCGGATGTCGCAGGTGCTGGTGTGGCACCGGATGTCGTTCACAGTGAGGAGCATGTCAGTTCGCCAGCATGAGTAGTGAAAGAGCCTTGTAGTCCAGCGCCAACATGCATTGCCGGCGCAGCCCTTCGGGCCACAGTTGAAGGTCGTCCAACGCCAGGTACTCGATGCGCCCCAGCCAGTACGGCAGTTGGCTGACAAACGCTTCGGGCCCGATGCACCGCACGCGGTGTTTGCTCATGGCGCGAGCACGGGCGGCTTGCCCCTGGTTGAAAGCCACGTAGAGGGTGCGATCCTCACCGAGGCCCACCATGGTGGCCAGCATGATGGTGGTGCGACCGGATCGGCTCTCGGAACCAAGTTTGATGATGTGCTTCACGAGCCGGTGCTCCCGAAGCCGCCGGTACCGCGCTTGCTCTCGGGCAGTGCCAGTACCTCATCAAAGACCACGCGCTCGACCGGAACCAGCATGGCCTGCGCGATGCGATCGCCGGGCGCCACGTAGTAGCCGGTCTCGCTCTCGGTGTCGCAGGTCAGCGGCACGAGGATCTCCCCGCGGTAGTCGCTGTCGATCACCGCCACGCAGTTGGCCAGGCGCACAGCAAAGCGAGCCGCCAGACCCGAGCGAGGGAAGATGAGCATACACCCGCCGTCGGGGATGGCTACCGCCAGCCCGGTGCGAACCAAGGTCGCAGGGCCATCGCTGTGCACGACGGCCTGGTCAGCTGCGTAGAGGTCGAAGCACGCGGCACCATCGGTACCGTAGGTGGGCATGCGGGCCTCGGCGTGCATGCGGGTGAATTGTAGAGTGACGGTCACTTGTTCGCCCCTTTGAATGCCTTGCCGGCCTGAGCCCAGGCGCTGTGGCAGTTGATGATGACGAGGATGATGGCGCCGGCCACTGCCAGATACTGCACGGTACTGAAGACCATCACACCTTCGAGGAGGATGGTGAAGCCCCAGGCCTTCCAGCGGTCCCGGCACCACTTGGTGGCCCACTCTGCCAGGGTTGGTGCGGAGAAGGCGAGGGCGGCTGCCACCAGCGCCCACATCCACGGGTTGACCGGGGCCTCGATGTGGGCGATCACGAAGCTGGCAACGGGCAGGAAACCGGCAGCGATCGCGGCGATGAACTGGCCGGCGGTACGCTGCTCCTTGACGGTGAGCGCGGGGACCACCTTGCGCTCGGGCTTGCGCTTGGGTGCGACCGGTGGGGAGTCGATGCTGGCAATGCGGAGAGGTGCGGTGCGCATGTTGCTTGCTGGTGAGGGTTGGTGTGAGTGAAGTAGAACCCACATTAACCCATCCGTCAACACCCATTAAGCGAGGGTGTCACGAATTTCCAACTCCTCACCGCGCTCGGCCAGCGCACCCTTGATGCCCTGGATCTGCTCCAGCAGTAGGTCAACCTGCGCGGTGCGGTTGGCCAGGCGCAGCTTGAGCGCCGCAACCTCGACCATGGGGCTATAGATGGTGCGCGTCTGGTGCTGGGTCACTCCATCACCTCCTCACACCACTCGCCCAGCCACACCGCACCCATCTTGTTGGCCACGGTCTCCTCGATCATGCCGGTGGCAACCTTGAACTGGTTGGTGGCGGGGTGGTGCCACACGCGGTACCGGACGATGCGTGGCCTGATGCGGTATTCGGTGCCGTCACGGTAGCAGTGGGGCACCTTGCTTGCCACAGTGACGTGCTCGCAGTCGACCCACACCTCGCCATCAAGGTACTGAAGGGTCTTGCCATCGAGCCAGGCGCGGATGAGGGTGTCGTGCGGGTAGGTCATCAGGGAATGCCCCATTTGCTGTTGGTCGGACCATGCACTTTGGCGGGGTCGAGCTTGACCACCCGGTACTCGCGGCTCGGGCGGGGACCCATCGTGGCCTTGAAGTCCCGGTAGTTCTTCCATGCGGGATCGATGTGGTGACGCTGGACCAAGTTGTTCCAAATGCTGACCTCGTGATCGCGGGAGGTGTACTGCACCTCGGCATCAGGAAGCTCGTGCGGAGTGCGCTGTATCTCGTACCGGCCGATCCAGCGGTTGCCCGATCGGCGCCACTCCAGCACGTAGAGCAGGCCCCTGTCGTGCATCTGCTTGATGTGCAGGCGGGCCTGCTCGGCGTCCGTGCCAAGGTACTCTGCCAAGTCATGCTTGTCGCGAGGGCCATGCATGAACGCGGCAATGACTTCGAGTGATGCGGGGGTCACAGGTATGGCCCAACCTTGGTGAAGGATTGCGGCGACATGACCCCGATGTCACCATCATCCCAATGGATGACCACCCGGCCCTCCTGGATCTGCCAGCAGCCCTTGGTGACGACTTGGTTGGGGGAGGTGTAGCTGGCCAGGAGGAGCGCAGGGCCACAGTGGGCACGCTTGTTGTGCAGGTCGACCGTCTGGCCCGTGCTGGTGTGGCTGAAGAGGATCGCGGCGGCGATGGCGAACAAGCTCATTTGCGGCTCCTTGTGTTGCGCCGGCCGCATGCACGGGCCAGCAGTTGGGACTTGTCGGATGGGCCAAACCATGCGGCCAGCATTTCGGTGTCGGTGGGGGCGCGGGAGACCGCCCGAACGGGGGCCTTGCTCGCGGCGCTGGCGTAACCTGCGTAGAACAGACCGAGCGCAGTGAGCATGCCGGCAAGGGCACCAAGAATGAAGCGGGTCATGCGTCACCCTCCAGCGCGGGGCTGTGGATGGCCACGCGAGCGCCGTAGTGGGCCACCTTGTCGGCGTCATACCTGGAGTCACCTCGGCCAGCCTTGGTGCGCCCTTGGCGGGCAGCGGCCAGGCGCCACAGGGCCTTGAAGCACTCGCCCTCGTTGAAGGTCATGTCCAGGGCTTCGATGATGTCCGCGCACTCAGCCGAGTAGGGGGGCAACTCGGGGCTGATGGGGGAGGCGACCTCGACCCTGTAGTAGTGCTTGCCGGTGAGCTTGCCGCCGCCGCTGGGGGTGGTGCTCATGCTCCCATCTCCACAGCTGCAAACTCGATCTCGCTGCGCATCGTTGCCAGGAGGATGAGCGCAGTCAGCGCCCAGTGCACATCCATTGACGCGCCGAGCGCCACGAACATGCACACGGCCCGGAACGGGAAGGGCATCTCTGGCGCAGGCAGTTCTCCGCGCCAAGCGATGACCAGCAAGGCCAGTGCGGCGACCAGCAAGGCGCACGGCACGTTGCCACTGATGACCATGATGGGCACGATCAGGTAGATGAAGGCTTGCAGCATAGGTAGGTGACTCCGTTTTGCGAGGTGTACTCAGTATTGAAGCTGTAACCGAGGATGAGCAGGTAATCGAGGAAGTCCAAAACCGCCATCTCAACATCCTGGTGCTGTTCCTGCTCATGCTTGAGCGCGAGCAGGTGCTTGAGCAGCACGCCGTGTTCGGGGTGTGTGGTCAGCACTTGCATGGCGCTGGCGATGTTGAGAAGGGTGACCAACTTACACCACACGCTTGACGTACATGGTGACCACGATGCCCCCCTGCTGGTCGAGGGCGCTGGCCGTGCGCGTGCTGTACTGGCGCCCGAGCATCTGGTGAACCACGAGGCTGATGGCCCGCTGCCAGGTAGCGGTGAGCTTCTGCTTGGTGGCGGTGAGCGCGTTGAGGTCCGTGACGACCTCGGTGATCTCCAAGTGCTGGCCCTTGCGCAGTGCGCGCAATTGGCCTGGACGGCTGTCGGGGTTGCGGGGTGCGCCGGGGGTGGCTTTCTTGACGGCGGGCATTTTGTAGGTGCGTTGGGTTGGTGTGACTTGAGTGTACCCCATTATTCTGGGGTGGTGTCAAGCCCCGCTGCGGCCATTGTGATTGGCGCAACATTCACCAGCACTTGGCGGATGCCTTCCGCGACCTGGCGGTGCTCGGCTTGAGTGCTGGGGTGCAGGCGCTGGTGCAGGTAGAAGATCCAGCTGCGCATCGAGCCATTGGCATAGATTCGGCTGGGGGTCAGCCCCTCGGGGAGCAAGGCACGGGCGACCTCCTTGGCCATGCCCTGCACCAAGGCCTCGTTGTAGGTGCGCAGGGCCGCGCCCCACACCCAGCGTTGAGCATCCGACCAGCCCGCGGACAGGGTGGTATCGGTGCACGGAAGGCTCGATTGCCTGTTGCTGACATCCTGCATGCGGCACTCTTGCTCGACCATGCCTCCGAGTGCCCCGGTATCAGCGTAGCGCTGCGAGAACTCCTGCACGGCAATGCTCTTGTGGCGGATGAATTGCCGGCCAATTGTGCGCGTGGTGTTGATCTCGACGCACACGTTGCACATTTCGAAGGGGCTGACGTGACCCTCCCTCAACATATAACGCAGGAGCTTGCCCACATCAGGGTTGGCCTGACCACTGGGGTTGCTGACACGTGCGATGTAGCCGAGGTGCTTGTCGATATCTGGGGTTGCCCAGACTAGGGTGGTTTGGCTCATTGCGATGTACCTTTAGATAGGGTCAAACATTTTTGAGGTCGGGGATGGAGCGCACCCGCAGCATGGCGTCGGCCTTGGTGTACCGCCACAAGGCTTCGGCGTCCGACCACCAGATCATCAGTTGCTTGGGCTGGTCCATGCCGGGCTTGCGACCGATCATCGCCACCACCCAGGCTTCAGGGATGGCATCACGGGTCTGGCACAGGGCCATGTGGTCGCGCAGGGTCAGAGCTTCGGACGCAGGTGTGACGCTGGGCATCGGATACTGGTTCATTCCGCCACCACCCGTGAGGTCAGGGTGACGGGACCATGCACCGTGCTGGCGCTGGCGGCGAGGATCTCGGGCGCCTCGGGCGGGAAGTATTGCCACGGTCCAACCGGACTGCCGGCACTGTCGACCATTCGCCACTGCATGCCAGCATCGTAGAGCAGCGTGCAGATGCCTTCGATGCGCTCGACCTCGCGCTCGGCCTTGTCAGCAGAGGCCGGGTAACCCACGTTGACGTGTTCTGCCGCAGCGATCAGAGCGTCGAGGATGCGACGATCGGTGTCGTGCTTCGGCACCATGATCCGCAGGAGCTTGATGGCATGCTCGGCGCGCAGCGATATGAGCGCGCGATTGACCGGCATGGTGGAAAGGAGTGCGTGAGTGAGCATTTCGTAGTCCTCATGGTTGGTGTGACTCAATCCTATGACATTATTTTGGACAGGTCAACCCCGCGATGCGTGGAAAATTTGGGACGGGCCAAGTTGGCGATGCGTATAGGACCTGGTGGGTCGGGGACCGGGGGCAACTGGGGGCGGCGGGTCGCTCGTGCACCTATGCGGGTGCGTGCGGGCGCGCCATCGGGCTGAGGTACAGGGC